CTCGGCGGATACCGCTACCAGCAGGTCGCTAACGCCTTGTCCCCGTCTACGCCCCAAGTTTCCTACACCCCGAGCCGCGACCTGGACAGCAGCAGGCCGATAGAGACGTTCAAACGGCGCTACACGCTCTGGCCCGGCCGCAACTACGACGAAACGAGGCGCTATCTCGTCGCCGAATCCGAGCCACTGTGGGTATACGCACAGGCGACCACCGACGGCGATCCCCGCTGCAAAGTCGGCGCCATTGTTGAGCTGCAAGGCACCGGCGTAGCCGTAGACCATCTAGGCAAGTGGATCGTGCGGTCGGCGACGCACCGTCTTCATCAGGCGCCGGGCAACCCGATTATGAACACGTACACCTGCGATCTGACGCTCGGACGCAACCAGCCTGACCGTTTGCATGAGCCGGTGAGTCCTCTTAATACCGGCACCGACTATGGGACAGTACTGGTTGGCCGGCGATGGAAGGCGGCTTTTAGCAACACGCAGGTGACGCAGTGACCGCGGGCATCGGCGCGGCTGACGCCGCGATCTACACGGGCATCTGTGTAGAAAACATGGATCCTACCGGTCAGGGGCGTATCAAATTTCTGGTGCCTCAGCTGTCCGGCACGACGAGTTTCGGGTGGGCTTCTCCGGTCTCTCCTGGTGTCACCAACGTCGGCGACTACGTGTATATAGCGTTCGAGGGCGGCGATCGGAACCGCCCGCTGTATTGGCCGGATAAGCCACAGCCTATCTCCTACCCGACGTACGCGGCGATGATCGCGGCCAATCCCATATCCTCCACCGCCGCCGGTACGACGTACTACATTGTGGACCACGGCGGCAATGTGCAGCTTCAAAACACGGGCGTAACCGCTACCTCGCTTGGCTGGCAGTGGCTTCCGAGCGGGTTACAGAACAGCGCAATTAGCTCCTCTGACGTCTCGGCAACCGGCTCAACGGCGAACCTTGTCGCGTCTACGGCGCTGAACAATCCTTCCGCCAAGCGAAACTACAAGGTGAGTATTGACTCATTGGTGTGGGCTTCCGGTTCTGGGCTACTTGCCGGATTGGCGGTAACAACATCTACGACACCACCGTCTTCGTCACTTCCTGCATTCACTACCTCCTGGCTTCTTGAAAGGCAGGCTAGTGTTGGAAATAACGGTGCCGGGGTGTCGCCCGGATCTGCTGTCTCACTTTCCTACGCACATATCTTGACCAATTTCCCACTCGGCCTGGTGTATGTTTCCACATATTTGGTGAACAATTACAACAGCGGGACGGCGGTCACCACCTCCTCAGGTACAACACAAATCGCCGTCGAAGACGTCGGAGCCAATTCATGAGCGCTACCTGTGCTATTCCGTTTCAGCTTGATTCAACCGGTGCGATCCAGCAAGTCACCGACAATAATCGGGCGCTCCAGGACCGCGTTATGGCGCTGGTTTCCACAGTTCCCGGGGAACGGCTAATGCGGGCAGACTACGGCGTGCCCACTCCTAACGAGCTATTCGACCCCAATATCGGTGACCTTGTTTTTGCCGAGCTGAAACTCATGGCCTCGCAGGCTATTCGGCAATGGGAGCCGGGTGCCGTCATCGTGGACATTCAGCCAGTGATCAATCAGGACTCCGTGACAGTCGCAATGAATGTTCGTGTCGGCCGGGCAGACGTTCCCAACGCCGAACTAAACCGCGCGAAAACGGTTCTGGTCGCGGTCGGTGGTTCGACATTCGACGCCAGCAACTAACGCTAGAAACTCGCCGAAGCTTAGCCTTACACTGTGGCAACTGATATCCAGGCGCTTGCGCAAATCGATTACACGGCTCGGGATTTCGTAGGATACCAGGCCGCGCTATTCGACTATGCCACGAGAGTCTTCCCGGAATGGACTTCCCGGTCTCCCGGCGATTTCGGCGTCATGTTTGTCGAACAGATGGCGTACATCGGCGACATCATGAGCTTCTACCAGGACGCCATCGCCAATGAAACCTTCCTACTCACGGCTACTCAACGAGACTCGGTCGTCGCCATCGCGCAGCAGCTCGGGTACGTGCCACAGGTGGCTACGCCGGCTACAGGCACCGTAACTTTCGCTACCTCATCGACGCAGACTTCGCCGGTGGTTGTTCCCCCCTACACCCAGCTCATCACCGCGTTCAATACGACACTGGACAGGGCGATCACGTTCGAGACCACAGCTGCCGTAACAGTTCCAGCGGCCGGCGGTACCGCATCGGTAGGCGTCATCGAGGGCGCCACGCAGGGCGCGAGAGCGGTCGTAGGCTACGGGGCCTCGGCTACCGACCCCGGCGTCTCACAGGTTGAGGACGTGGGGACAAGCAGCGGACAGCCTTTCCAGTCCTACAGTCTCTCGGTCGGCCCGGTCATCAGTGCATCGGTGCGGGTTTTCGTGGAGACGCCGATCCCGTCCGGCGGCACGCAGGTTACCGAATGGCTGTACGTCGATACCTGGTTGAAGTCGGGCTCTAATGACCTTGTGTTTCGGCTCACTGTCAACAATGCAGGCCAGGCGACCGTCTTCTTCGGCGATGGAGTCAACGGCGCGATTCCGCCTGCCGGCCTCAACATCGCGGTCGGCTACCGAACCGGCGGCGGGTCGTACGGAAACCTGGCGGCAAACTCGCTCGATGATTTCGCCAGCACCATCACCGGCGTAACCATTTCCTCCTCGTCTGCGATGACTGGCGGCGCGGACACGGAGACGATCGCGAGCATCCGGGCTAACGCCCCCCGCGTTTTCCGTACACAGGATCGGGCGGTGTCCACTGAGGACTATGGAGACCTGGCGCTTTCTGTCTCTGGTGTCGCATCGGCGTATGCGGTGGCCACGACCCAGACCAGCGTCACCGTCTACTGCCTCGGTCCCGGCAACGTCATACCCTCGCAAACCACACTCGACCTCGTACAAAAGACACTCACGCAAAAATCGCTAGGCGGCGTCGCGATTACCGTCCTGGCCGGCACAACCATCCCCGTCAACATCGGCTCTAACTCCGACCCGACGCAGAACGTGCAGCTGTACGTTAATCCTCGTTTCAAGCGGGGCCAGGTCCAGCTCGCCGCGTACCAGGCTATTCAAACGCTTCTCTCGGCGGACTTCACCACGTTCGCCATGCGGTTCTCTGTATCCAACATCTACGCCACGCTGGAGGCGGTACCGGGAGTCAACTCGTCGCTGGTGCCGGTGATGGCGCGTAACGACGCAGCGCAGTCCGGCAACGCCGACATCGTTTTCCGCGCCTGGGAAGTGCCCGTCCTGGGGAGCGTCTACATTTCCACGATCGGAGGCGCGGTCTAATGTCGGCGACATACCCGCAGGCGGTACGGCAGTTCTCGCCAAAGCAGGACTACACCGGGTTCATCCTGGCCGCGCACGTCAATGATTTGCAGGACGAGGTTGCGGCGTTACAGCGCGCGTTGGGCATCATCCCCTTCGAGTGGGACAACGGCAATACGACGGTTAAGATCTACCAGACCGTCAAATCGCGGATGGATGACGCGCAGAATACGGTGACGGGTATCCAGGCCCAGATCACATCCATCCTGGCTCAGCTCGCAGTCGTCAATCAGCTTGTCGTCCGCATGGGTGCCGCCGAGGCCAACATCGCGACACTGCAAGGTCAGGTCGCCTCGATCAATAGTTCTCTCTCCGCAATCAACGCGACGCTCACCTCATACGGGCAGCGCCTGGCCAACCTGGAAGCCGCCACCAACAACCTGCCACAGCAGCTGACGGACCTTCAAAACCAAGTCAACGCGCTAAAGGTCGGGCTCGCCGCGGATATTTTGAACACGGGTCAGGTACTCACGCCGGATCCTTATCAGTGGAACGTCCTCAGCTGGAACGGCTTCGACTACGACAACGCCGGCATCTACTCCGGTGGCTCTACGCTGGTATGCCCGCAGGACGGGTGGTGGCTCATCAACTGCTACGCGATCTTCCCGAACACGCGCGGCGGTGCTACCGGGACAAACTGCGAGGCGTCGCTGGAGCTGCGTATCAACGGCAACGGCGTCGTCTCCGACCGTAAAGAACTAGAGCTCGGCATCGGCGGCTCTTTCGGACTCAACACGCCGTATGCGGGCCGGTGGTTCCGCGGCTCAACAGTCACCGCGGCCGTGAACTTCAACCCGTACAACGGCTCGGCGCCGGCTCTGACAGGACGGATTAGTTTCACCCGGCTTCATGGGCTGTGATCTGAATGGCTATCTACGGGCTCGATCTCTACGCTAAAGCACTCTACGGGATCGACGTCGTTGTTCGTTTCAGCGTGCAGCCTTTTCAGGCACGCCAGTACGAGCATGGGCAGCTTCAGATCTCGTGGACGACGCCGCGTCAGGTCAGCTCGCCACAATCTGCGGGAAAGTCCTGGTCGAAGTTGCGATTAATTCGCAACCTGTACGGCACACCGGCGAGCGAGACCGACGGCCTGGTGCTGCTGGAGGCGCCGAATACAGCGCCTGTGGAGACGTACCTCGATTTGACTGTGCCGACCGGCCACTTCGCCTATTACGCCATCTACGTACTCACCACGCACGACGCCTGGGACTCCTCCCACTCCTACTCCGTCGGCGACCAAGTCACGTACAGCAGCCAAAACTGGATTGCGCTGTCGGCGAATCAGGGCCAGGCCCCGGGCTCGGGATCTGCGTGGAGCACCACCACAACGACTACCGAATGGGCGTACGCCGGCTCGTGTGTGGGGCTGAGTGTGGAGAACTGGGGCTATGCCGACTTCATCTTCAACTCGCAGCCGCGCGCATACAAGGTCAACGTTGTCGAAACCACCGGCAGCAACCCCGACTTCAACTTGCCGCTGTGGAAGTTCGACCAGATTTTCGGCTTCGCCTGGGACATCATCCGCACCGAGAATGACGCACTGCTCCACATCAACGACATCGAACTGACCCGTGATCGTTTTATCTGGGCGATGGCGGAGCAGATGGGTATCGGCGACGAGCTGCCCGACGTCCCGAGGCTACGTCGTCTACGCATCTACGACGCCACAACTATCGCCCAGCAAAAGGGCTCGCCGTCGGCGCTGGAGACGTTGATCTACGACACCACCGGCTGGAACGCGACGATCACCAGCGGCTACAACCTGATGCTGAACGTGGACCAGTCGGCTTTTATGCACCCGGTGTATCCGACGTGGGACCCCAATACCCGCTACCAGGTCGGCGAGATCGTCTCCTACAACGGGTTGCTGTACTCGTGCACCGCCGCGGCCCTCGCGCAGAATCCGGCTACCGCGACCTCCTACTGGGCGGTTTTCACCACGCCGCAACCCGATCCTGCGAATGTGCTCTACAACCAAACCACCGGCGGCGAATCGACGTGGTCTGCTACAGCCCCGGCGGCTGGCTCTTTGCAGGTAATCGTCAACGGCGTACCCGCCACAGGAAACACCCCGGCCCGCAACTGCTTGGCCATCAGTTCCAACACCGGATCCGCAACGACTGCAACGGCAAAGTCCGTGTCGGCGACGAAGTTCGTCACCTGGAGCTCATCGTCGGCTTACGTAGTCGGTCAGGTCGTCACACATAACGGCCTCAATTTCCGCTGCGTTCTCAACACTCCCGCATCCACTGTCGCCCCCGAGCAGGACACCGATCACTGGGCTATCTACCGGCCGAAGCCAAACGAGTCTCTAGCGACCGCGGAGGGCGTTCCGCTGACCTATGTACGGCCCTGGGACTATCAGCGCGTCTACAACAAGGGCGATCGTGTCACCGCCAACGGCAACCTTTACGAGGCCCTGTATACGTCAGTGGATGTGTCACCGTACGGCTACCGCACTGATAGCCGCGGGTGGCGCTGGGTCGGTACGGAAGCGCAGACATATACGACCTCCGTCTACTACCAGCGCCAGGCGCCCACAGCATCGACACAGGTCGAATGCGACACC